GCTCATCAGATTTAACAAGTGAAATAAGTTTTAATAATTCAAATTCAATAAGACCAAATGTTTCATCAGTATAAGTACCATTTTTAATAGCCTTAACTAAAGTTTTAATTCGGTCTTCTCTTTCTTCTACTGATTTAAAGCCTGTAAAAGGTGTGTTTGGGTTTGCCCCGAAAGTTACTGCTGAACCTTCCCAAAGTTTAACTTCGTAGATTTGGTCAACTTCTTCTTCCATATCAATAGTGGTTTCTACCGACTTTATTACTTGATAACCGATAGAATGTTGAGTAATAACTCCATCTCTATAAAGTTTCAAAGCATCTTGTCCATAAGTAGTATCGCTCATTTTAGCTTCAAAGTATAAACCAAAGTTATCTTCTCTTAAAACCATTAGCTTTCCTAAAGGCTTGTAAGTATCGTGTTGCCATAAGTAAGCAATTTCAGGCTTTGATGAATCTGGGCCTCTTTCTGCGATAGTTTTAGTAAATGCACCTGGCATTATAACATCACCATCTAAATCAATAGAGTTAAATTGTGAGAAGTAACCTGTTACTATTCCTGTTGCTACATCCAAGTCTTTTATACTTGCATCGTAATTTTTGAAACTTATATTCTTCATAAGCGATTATTTAAGTAGTGTTTAAAAAAGAGTGGATGTTTTACCACCCACCCTAAAACCAAAACACCAAACTATGATAGTACAAAGATACTAACTTTTTTAGCAATTATTTATATATGATATTATTTTCCTTATCTAACTTTGCTTTTGTAAGCATAGTGCATTTGCAATTTATGTTATTTATTTCAAGACCTGCTGGGTCTCCTGGATGTTTCATCATAATTCCGTTAATAGCTTTAAACTTTTTATCTAAATCAATAGTAGTTCCGTCTAATTGAACATGCTTGTTTCTTGGATTTTTAGGATGGTCGTGAATCCAAGTCTTCTCCATAAGAATAGGCATTATATCACTTTGAGTATATTTAGCAGCATTAGTAACCATTACTGATTCAGTTCGTGCAATCATTCTCGCTCTTGTCTTTGACATCCCTACTTCTTTAATTAATCTACGCTCTGCACCTCTAAAGCCTTCATTGTTTTCTAAAGCCGTTTGAAATGCTGATTGTACTTTCTTAAGTGTTGTATCGCTAATATCTTTAATGTGTTTCCCGCCTATGGTGTTAAAGTATTCTTTTAAAGCTGCATCCATAATAGGATTTTCAAAGCCTACTCCTATTGTAGCCTGTGGTGGTAAATTAGCCTTAAGCCATTTAACATAACCTCTTGATTGTTTATTCCAAGCAGTATTATAGAAAGTTTTCATTGCATCAGCAATAGGCACTTCAGTATAAAGCATTCCAGCAATAGAATTAGTAAAAGCAACCGATTCCGATTGATTTAAAGCATCTATAATTGGTTGTATAGATTGTTTCAAAGCCTTTGAGAACATACGATAACCGTACACCTCAAGGTATAGTTGTAGTTTAGTGTCAAATTCTTCTTGGCTCATTATAACGCTTGGTCTGACATTCCTAATTCATCAAGATAAGTTAAGTTAGTAGGGACTAAAATTCTATCCATATCTTCCTGGTCTAATCTATCGTAATTCATTGCATCTCTTTTCTCGTTAGGAGTAATCCACCAAGATTCTTTCATTTGAGAAACGATTTTTTCCATATCCTTTTGCATTTCAGGAAACGCTTGAGCATCATAGTCTATGTAGTATTCTTTACCATCTCTCAAAGAATAGTACAAAGCAACCTCGTTAAACATACCTCTAATCATATTTAAGATAGGAATAATAGTGTTTGTTACCAAACCTTTGTAAGCCATTTCTTTGTTATTGTATGAAGCAGAATCTGTAGCCATTAAGATAGGGTCTACTCCAAACACTCTACACAAAGTATCTCTATCCGCTCCTATTGATTTGATAATTTCAAGGTCTGCTGGACTCATTCCGATTTGCTTATAATCTACAATACCGTTTGTAGCTACAATTCTTTTATAGTTGTCTGCTCCTGTAAGTTTTGAATCTATTTGTTGGTTAATTTTACTTATTTGTTCGCCGTCAAGCATAGCATCCTTATCGCCACTAAAAAGTAAACCTGCTGCACCACCATTTATAAATGCTTTAGCTTTTGCTCTTGTACCTTCGTTTGAACTTGAAACAGTTTCCCAAGCAGCCATAAGCGGACTCATTCCGTATAATTGATTTCCACTAACATTGTAATCAGGGTTAAAGAACTTAATATGGTTTACTTCGTTTACTTTAAATTCAATCTCTTGGTTTCCTATTTGTAATTTATAAGCACTAATTGGCTCAAATGTTCCACTTCCTATAATTTGTGTGAATTGAGAAGGTAAAGGATAAAGTTTAGTAGGTACTCCCTTGTTTCTTCCTACTTCAGGCATAAATTTATAAGAGTAAGCGTTACCTGTAATCTCTAAAAAAGAAACTAAAGATTCGATATACTCTTGTTGGCTTTGCATTTCGTTAGGTCTTGCAATTAGCTTATTCAAATCAGTACCTTCTACTTCGGTTAATCCTTTTTTAAGTAAGTTAATAGGATTGTTCTTTGTTCTATTAAAACTCTTTTTGTTATCAATCTCGTAAACATAGAAAGGAACTGAAGCAGCCTTCTTTGCAATCATATTGATAATAGCAAATACATCGGGATTCCCTTGATAACCACTACGAACATACGCTCTTGGGTTGTTAGGGATGTTAAAGAATATTCCGTTGAAATAAGAGAATAAAGATTGGTTGTATTTGTTACCTGCATCACTACCTTGAGAAGGAATAAAAGCAGCTTTAATTCTTTGTATGAGATTCATAAGCAATTATTTTTACAAATTTACGATAATTTTAGATAACTTTTACATTACTACAAAGTCAAACTTCTTTAGTTCAAACCACATTCGCATCATCAAGGCATCACTTATATCGGGAGACCTACCTAAATGTTCTTTAACTTTGTCCTTTGGTAGCACCGCAAGTTTACCATCCTTATCAGCGTTATGCCTTTGTACCCATTCAAGTTCTTCGGTTAATTCCTTTTTTATAGTTACATCTTCGGTCATAACCCATACTCCAGCTTGATTGATTAGTTCAGCTAACTTGTAATAGCATTCAGACTTTAAGTTTATGTAGTTACCTGTTAATGCTTTACTATTGTTAACAAATCCTTTAAAACCATAATCGACCACACCGCCACCGACACCATCTTCATCGCAAATGATTTGAGAATAAGGGATTGAATGCTTTTTACTTAAATGCTTAATGAATGCTGCTACTTCGTTTGTTGCCTTATTAGCTAACTTATGTATCTCGGTAACTCTAAATCCGGACCAAACCATAATTAAAGTATTATCCTTACCAAAACGAGCAATATCGGCTGAAATGTAACCTTTACCGCTTGGTATGTGTTCATTTGTAAACATATCAATAATCTTATCGTAACCGATTAAAGCATTGTCATTGTCATCGTATTCCCAGTTGCCATAAAGTAACCGTTCCCTACTTTGATTGTCTAAAGTCTTTAAAGATTCAATATAATGTTTAGAGATAAAAGGATTGTCTATTGCTAAAGCTTGAATAAATGCTTTGTTATCTTCTAATTTGTTTTCTTTGCTTGGTTTATAGAAGTTATTGTAAACCCATCCTTTAGCCGGATTGCAAGTTCCAAGTATTTTAGGGATTAGACCGTATTCATCTAATTTATATCTAATCCTTGACTTAAGAATATTCCAGGCTTTCTCTGTTACCTGGTTGCATTCGTCTACAAATATAACGCTGCACTCAAGTGACCCAAGTTCGTCGTGGTGGGGGTCTGATGGATAAGTAAACAAGTCTTTAAGTAAGATTGTCGAACCATTTTGAAATGTAATGATATTAGATTGTGCATTGTACTGGTAGTGAACACCGGACTTTAGACCTTGCATTCTGCATACATCGTAAAAAGAATTAAGAGTTGTTTCCTTTAGTGTTTTTAAGACCGCTCTACCTATTAACGCTCTTATGCCTGGATATTTTAAACAACATTTTAGAATCCAATAAACACCTAAAGCAGTCTTCCCACTTCCAGCACCACCACCATAGATAATCTCTTTGGTCTTATTGTCTTCGATTAACTCAATCGCTATGGTCTGCTTTTCCGATAGGTGCATAGGTTCTTATTTCTTCAAATACTATTTTGGCTTGGATTGGATTGTTTGCATCCCCTTCTAAAGTTGTTCTTGCAAGTTTTGGTCTTGCGTATTCAAGTAAAGTAAGATAAGACTGCACAAAGTCTTTGCCCTCTAAAGAGTTAAGTTCTTGGTTAAATCGTTCTGTACCTTCTTCAATTATTATATTGACAAAGTTGTCTATTAATAGTCTTTTTTGGCTTACTGCACCTTGTGGTCTGCCATTCGGATTTCCGCTTTTGCCTTTTTCAAACATTTGTTACTTTTTGTTATTTACAACAAAGGTAGCTATTTTATTACATTTTTAGAAAGTTCGTATTCTTTCCTTAAGTAATTAATCTTTTGAGTTAAGACATCTATAAAGGAATTGGTACTAAATCTAATATTCTTTACTTCTGCTAACCTTGTTTCAAACTTACCTTCTATTACTCTATAAGGCTCACTCATTATAATAGCTTGTTTTTCTTTATTGCCTTGCGTTCCTTCGCCTTCTACAAATAACCTTGCTTCTTCTATCTTCCTGGTAGTGTAAGCATCTATGTAACCTTTGTGAATCTCTGCTTCCATTTCATTCAAAAGGAATAAATACCCAGCTAACTTTAAATTAGAATTGATTAAGTCTTCTATTGCATTGGTCTTATTGGCTTTTATTATCTCGGCTTTTATCTTATCTATCATAATTCGGCAACCTTTTGAGTGTATGTATCTATGTAAATTTGGTAATCTAATTTGCCCATCTTTTTTATTTGATGCCTTTTGTATTCAAGATATTCCATACCACCTTTACCTATTTCTTTTTCAAGTCTCTTATAATACTCTATGTAATTACCACTTCTTGCTATATTACACCCGTAGCACTGTGGTCTACAATTTTGTTCATCCCATCTTAAACTTAAAATACTTCTTGAATAGAAGTGTCCATTTTGAATCTTCTTATAATGATAAACCTTATCGCAAGTAAAGCACTTAACATTCAAATCTTCATCTGCATACTTTAAACGAATATAAGTAGAGAAAATAGTATCTAATTTCTTCTTTAAAATAGTTGTACTCATTTTATAAGAATTTTAGTGTAACATACCTCAAAGACTATTCCCCAAGTCATAGAGAATAATATTATATCAAAATACCCAAAAATAGGCTTATAAGTAACTATTGCTAAAGACATAAACAAAAGCATCAAAGCCTTGAATAAATGCCAACCATCCGTTAAGAACGAAAGCATAGTTGAAGATAGAAAGAACTTCTCTCCATTTTCTTTTTCTCCCCACTGCCATTTGTTTCGCCAGGACATATTCCAATCCCAAAACTGCCTGTTCTTAAAGTTTCCAAATATAGAAACATAATACCTTGTGCTTAATACATCCATTACTGAATTACAAAAGGCTGCTAATATTACAAAGATTATTGTCATAAGTTGTCATTAAAGTTACAAAAGTTCCCATTTTGGGATTTTTAAAGCTCATTATTCGTATAAATGCGTATCAATACGGCTCAATTTTGAGCTTTATTTGTAGTCAGGACAGGAATCGAACCTGTATCTCAAATCGGGTCTACATTACTGCGACTACTTTATTGAGTGTTACCATTACACCACCTGACTATTATGCGTTCTATCAAAAATGGAAGTTATTGCGCCTATACCATTTCGTTTAT